GAAGGTGATGATAGGAATGATACAGTTTATAAATTAGAAAAGCAAGCAACAAAGCGTGGTATGTCTTTCTATAAAGTTAAACTTGGTGAAGCATTTGTAATTGCTAATGATTTATTTGGGGATAAGATTACTATACACAACTATGATGGGGAAGGTAATAAGATTAATATTAAACCCTCCGAGACCGCGTGTATCGTACGCGGAGGCGCGCTTACCGATATCGCAGGTAGAGGGTTAACCAAATCATTAGAAGAAGCTGGTATGTTTATGATTAATAGATACGTACCAATGGAACTATGTGCAAATAAATTTACATCATCTATCGCACTTAAGAAAGCTAATATTAATACACCAAGAACAGCTTTAGTTACTAATGAACAATCTATTGATATAGCATTAAAAGAGATTGGTGGTAAACTACCAGTTATAGCCAAAACCATAACCGGTGCAGAAGGTATCGGAGTTATGAAGATTGAAAGCAAAGAATCGCTTACTTCAGTCTTACAAGGTTTATGGAAACACGATGCAGAGATTATCCTACAAGAATATATGGATATTGAATACGATGTGCGTACATTAGTATTAGATGGACAAATATTTGCTGCTATGAAACGTAAGCAAACAACTAAAGATGATTTCAGAACAAATAAATCATTGGGTAATGAATACGAACCATATGACCTAAATGAAGAAGAACAAAAGATTGTTCTAAAAGCAGCAGAAACATCCGGCTGTTATTTCTGCGGTGTAGATACAATTGTTAATGATGGAACGGTATATGTATTAGAAGTAAATGGTTCTCCTGGTACAGGTGATAGTAACGAAATAAGTTATATGAACTATTATGGTGATAAGAAAACAAAGATTAATGGTTCTAAAATGGTTGATAATTTATTAGATTATATTTCTAATAAAGACAATTGGTCATTCCCTAAAACATCTGTTGGTGTTATAGAATGGGTAAAAGTAGAAGGTATGAAATTTAAAGCTAAACTAGATACTGGTAATTCAGCTGGTGGTATTAGTATACATGCTACAGAAATAAAAGAAAAGAATGGTTCAGTATCATTTAAAATAAATGGTAAGACATTCAATAAAAAAATAGAAGATCGTAAAATGATTTATTTTGGCGGTGGAGATAACGGTGAGGAAAGATTATTTGTAAAGCTCTCTGTATCGATAGGAAACCGTAAAGCTAAACCAACTTTATTTAATTTAGATAATAGAGAAGATGCAATTTACGATGTATTAATAAACAAAGGATATATGTCAGACGAGAATTTAGTAGTTGATCCTAGTAAGAAATTTACTCTAGGAGAATCGGTAAAACGTGTTTCTACATTCCGGGAAATGTATATATAATAGTATGAACTTAAAAACTTATAAAATGTGGGAAGATGCAGCAGCCAATTCAGTTGGGGCAGGTGGCATTGACGGTATTGGGGTCGGCGCAAAAGGCGAACCTGGTGTTCATTTGGATAAGAAGAAAAAGAAAAAAGAACAACAGATTTTAATTAAAATGCAAAGACGAATGATGAATGGAAAAGGTTAAGAAAACATTAATAAAGATTTACCATTGGATATTAAGTTGGTTCGAAAAGCACCAATATCTATACGTATCACATAATCAATATAACTCTTTCGGTGAGATAGTAGATGTATTGGAACGTAAGTTTGAAGTTAGAAAGTTTTATAAAATAACTCCCAAACACATGAAATTTTTACAAATGAACGGGCGTAAGGTCGAATTAAAAACCGCTACGCCGATGGATTATATGCTGGAGGAAATGTAATGCAACAATTATTAATTGGGATTATATTAGTATTAGGCTTAGGTGGTTGGTATTTATTTAATGAGAACCAAACATTAGCTGCTAATAACCTAGCGTTAGAAAATGCAGTTGAAGAACAAAAAGCTGCATTCAACGCAATGAAAGAATCTTTTGAGAAGCAAGGTAAAGCCTTACAAAATATGTCTCGAAAGAACGCAGAAATAGAATCGGAGAAAGCAGAATACTTAGCAATCTTCGCAAGACACAATCTTGATATGCTAGCAATCAAGAAACCAGGTCTTATAGAAAATAGATTCAATAACGCTAGTGAACTTGTAATGGAGGGACTAGAAGATGATACTGAAAAACTTTTCAATATTGACAATCCTAATACTGATAACTAGTGGATGTTCATTAATACCTAGTAAGAAGGTTGAAATAATAAGTAAACCTATTGAACTAGAAATAATGCAACCATCTCTACCAAGAGCAGTTGATTTAACTGCACCAAAATGGTATGTGGTTTCAGAAGCAAGAATAACAAATCCATGTAGAAAATCTCTATCATTCGATCCAAAGAAATTCGATGAGAAAGGTGTAGAACAATTAAAAAGACCTAAATCGTGTGATAGATCTGAATTAGAAAATCCAGAATGGCCAGAAGGTTATACGTATTTGGATAGATTCCTTGATGAGATGAAAGAACAAAATAACGGAGAGATTGTTTTCGTTGCTACTACAATTGGTGATTACAAAGTAATGGCAGAAGATATGCAAGAACTAAAAAGGTATATCAAACAATTAGGTGAAGTAGTTATATACTATAGAGACGTAACAATGACTGATGGCCAAAAAGGTGCAGCAGTAGGAATTAAGGTGAATAAAGATGGCAACGACTAGAATGAAAGAAGAAAGAACCCAGATGGAAAGAGCTTTAGTAGCAGCTAAGTTATCAGCGCATGCTTATAAGTCAGAAAAAGCAGCAGTTAATGCAGCTAAGAAAATGGGATTTAAATGGGTTAAATTAATATCAAGAGATGGTGCAGAAGTATTAGTAGCAAAAGATAGAAACGATTTATGGTTTGCATTTAGAGGAACTGAACCATCTAAAGTTAATGATGTCATGGCTGATCTTAATATGATTAAAGGCGCAGCAAAAGCTGGCGGTAAAGTACACAGTGGATTCCAGAAAGAAGTGAATGATTTATGGATGGATGTACTAGCAGAAATAGAACATAATGACCAATTAAAAGTACGAAAAGATGTATACATGACTGGTCATTCTTTAGGTGCAGCAATGGCTACAATCGCAGCTACTCGATATGCACCACACGAATTATTTACATTTGGTTCACCAAGAGTTGGTGGTCCAAGATTCATAAAGAACATTAAATGCCCACATTTAAGATTTATGAATAACAACGATATCGTATGTAGAATCCCACCAGCATGGTTAGGATTTAGACATCACGGAGAAATGATTTACTTTAATGCAGATGGTAACCAACAAACTAAACCAACTTGGAAAGACTTATTCTTAGGAGTATTAAACTCTTGGAAAAGATTTAAGTTCTTCGATGGTATTGTTGACCATGGTATACCAAACTACGTTAAGGCAATTACTAAGCTTATTAAGGCTCAATAATGTACTGGCTTCTTATCCTATCATTGAAGTCAATCCTGAGTTCTATAATAGGTTCTTCTTTCTACAATTGGTTCCAAGATACTAAAATAGGTATATGGTTCCAGAGACAAGTAGATAGATTCATGCAACACTTTGCGGAAAAGTACGATCTTGAGTTGGCTAAGAAAGATGCAAAGTTTAAAGAGCAATATCCATTAATCGCTGAAAGGTTAGAATTCTTAGAAAGTATAGCACATCCTAAATGTGGTATAGAAGAGTTCGATGGGTATCCAGCTTTGATAGATAGGATTAAGAAATTAGAAAAAAAAGCTAAATAGTTATTTACAATCACCACAATATGTGGTATAATATATGTCTTTATTATGAATACTGGAATCAATCACATGCAAATAAATGTCACTAAAAGAGATGGCACAACACAATTATTTGATTTAGAAAAAGTACATAAGGTACTTGAATGGGCAACTGAGGGAATTACAGGGGTATCACAATCTGAAATAGAGATTAGAGCTAACCTACAGTTATATGATAAAATCCCAGCTTATGATATCCATGAGCTAATCATTAAGAGTTCGTCCGAACTAATATCAGAACACACACCAAACTATCAATTTGTAGCGGCAAGATTAATTAGTTACAAATTAAGAAAAGAAGTTTATGGCCAATATGAACCATGGTCATTAACAGATCTAATACACAAGAACGTAGAACTTGGAGTATACGATAAAGCTATATTCGATAACTATACTAAAGAAGAATTAGATCAGCTAAACTCTTATATCAAACACGATAGAGATGATAGCTTTACTTATGCAGGAATGGAACAATTCCGAGGTAAGTATTTGGTTCAAGATAGAAGAACTAAACAATGTTTTGAAACACCACAAATGCTATACATGATGGTCGCAGCTACATTGTTTGCAAACGAAAAAGAAAATAGGATAGCATGGGTTAAGAATTATTATGATGCGATTAGTCAATTTTATATTAGCTTACCTACGCCAATTATGGCTGGAGTTCGAACACCTACTCGTCAATTTTCGTCTTGTGTACTTATTGAATCCGGAGATAGTCTTAATAGTATTAATTCTACTGCCACTTCTATTGTTAAGTATATAAGTAAGAAAGCTGGAATAGGTATCGGTGCAGGCTCTATACGTGCGTTAGGAGCAAAGATCGGGGATGGTTCAGTAGTTCATACTGGGTTAATCCCTTTCTTAAAATATTTTCAAGCAGCTGTTAAGTCGTGCTCGCAAGGGGGCGTACGCGGGGGCGCGGCGACCGTGTACCTACCAATATGGCATTATGAGTTCGAAGATCTAGTTGTACTAAAAAATAATAAAGGTACAGAAGAAAACCGTGTAAGACATATGGATTATGCTTTCCAATTCAATAGATTAATGTATGAAAGGTTATTAGAAGGTGGTAATATTACATTCTTTGACCCATCAGATGTACCAGATCTATATGAATGTTTCTTTACCGACCAAGATAAATTTAAAGAACTATATGAGAAGTACGAACGTGCATATAGTATAAGAAAGAAAACGTTACCTGCAATCGAAGTATTTTCACAATTCTTAAATGAAAGAAAAGATACAGGTAGAATATATCTAATGAATGTTGACCATGCTAATGACCATGGTTCATTCGATGCAGAGAAAGCTCCTATTCATATGAGTAATCTTTGTTGTGAAATAGATTTACCAACTGCACCATTAGGAGATGATGATAATGGAGAAATATCTCTATGTACTTTATCTGCTATAAATTGGGGCCTTATAGATGATACAAGTGACTTTGAAAAGTACTGTACACTGTCCGTACGTGCGTTAGACAACCTATTATCATACCAAGAGTATCCTGTAGAAGAAGCTAAAAGAGCTACAATGAACCGAAGACCTTTAGGTATTGGTGTAATAAATTTAGCATATTTTTTAGCAAAAAGAGGTTTAAAATACGATTCTGAAGCGTTTGATATCATAGATAAGTATAGTGAGGCCTGGTCATACTATCTAATAAAAGCCTCGATGGAACTCGCAGAGGAAAGAGGAAGTTGCTTCAAATCAAATGAAACGAAGTATGGATCAGGAATCCTACCTATTGATACGTATAAGAGTGCAGTAGATAACTTAATAGAGCACAAAGAGCGATTACCATGGGAACAATTAAGAAAAGATCTTAAAGAACATGGAATCAGAAACTCAACTCTAATGGCATTAATGCCTGCTGAAACATCTGCACAAATCAGTAATAGCACAAATGGTATTGAACCTCCAAGAGCTTTAGTATCATATAAACAAAGTAAAGATGGTGTGATGGCACAAGTAGTGCCAGGATATCATCACCTCAAAAATAAGTATGACTTACTCTGGGACCAAGAATCACCAGACGGTTATCTTAAGATCTGTGCTATTCTACAAAAATATATTGACCAAGGTATTAGTGTTAATACCTCTTATAATCCTGAACATTACGAAGACCAAAAAGTTCCCATGTCTATAATGATTCAAGATCTTGTTACCGCTTACAAATATGGATTAAAACAATTATATTACTTTAATACATACGATGGTTCAGGTGAACATAAAGAAGAGGAATTAATAGAAGAACAAAACGAATGGGAACAATTAATTCAAGATGAAGAGGACTGCGATAGCTGCACAATATGAGTATATTAAAAAAGAATAAAAAATCCCACTTAGATAAAAATATGTTTTTAGATGAAGCAGTGGACATTGCAAGGTATGACCAAGTTAGATATCCCCAGATAGATAAAATTATAGATAAACAATTAGGATTCTTTTGGAGACCCGAAGAGGTAGATGTTTCAAAAGATAAAAAAGATTTTGGGGAGTTAACAGAACATGAACAACATATATTCACATCTAATCTCAAACGCCAAATACTACTGGACTCTATACAAGGTAGGGCCCCGAACATTGCTTTCCTTCCTATTGCTTCGTTACCCGAAATTGAAACTTGGATCGAAACTTGGAGTTTTTCTGAAACTATTCATTCTCGCTCTTACACCCATATTATTAGGAATGTTTATCCTGACCCTTCTTTTGTATTTGATAAGCTCTTAGATATAGATTCTATTTTAGAAACGGGTAATGATATAGCACAATATTACGACGATTTAATAGATTGCAATAACTCAGCTACAAACACTATGGACCATAAAAGAGCTTTATGGATGTGTTTAATGGCAGCTAATGCATTAGAAGGTATACGATTTTATGTGTCCTTCGCGTGCTCGTGGGCGTTCGCGGAACTTAAAAAGATGGAAGGTAACGCCAAGATTATTAAATTGATTGCAAGAGATGAGAATTTACATTTAGCATCTACTACAATTATGATTAAAACCCTAATGAAAGATGACCCAGACTTTGCAAAGATTGCAAAAGATTGTGAAGAAGATGTTGTTAAGCTTTATCTAAAAGTTATCCAACAAGAAAAAGAATGGGCTGAGTTCTTGTTTAAAGATGGTTCAATGATTGGTTTAAATGAAAAATTGTTATGTGATTATATAGAATGGATTGGCGCTAGAAGAATGAGAGCTATTAAATTACCTTGCCCATATACAGTATCTAAATTAAATCCATTACCGTGGACAGAGAAATGGATTGGTGGAGGTAACGTTCAAGTTGCTCCACAAGAAACAGAAATCACCTCGTATATAACAGGTGGTGTTAAACAAGACGTAGACCAAAAAGCATTATCTAAATTGAGTTTATGAAAAAAGAAACAGAGAAGAAGATTCTTCAAGCTGCTAATCTTGCCCCAAGTGAAGATTGGATAGAAAAAGTAGTAGAAGTTCATCCAATGAGACAGGTTGCTATTATGTCAGTAGTACAAATAATAGTATTAATGTTTATGGGATTAGCTATGTTAGGAATAGGAGTATTATTCGAATGAGAGAATTAGGACAAGTATTATTAGGTTGTGGAGCAATCGCAGCATTTTTTATATTAATGATTATGCCGAATATGGCATATAGTGGTTATAGTAGTAATAGCTCTTGTACTGGCGAATGTTACGAGGAGTATGTACGAGTTAATGGAACGACAGTAGAAATATTAAAAGCAAAACAAGAATTAGCAGCATTAGATGAATTTAGTTCTATAAAAAGTTTATGGTCTGGTTGTGCAGCTTGTCATGGAATGGAAGGACAAGGTATGGCAGTATTTCCTAAATTAGCTGGTCAATCTGCTGATTATATTGTAGATAGATTAAACACCTATAAAAATAGAGGTGAAGTTGGAGCAATGAGTTCAACAATGTGGGCTCAAGCTGGTATGTTATCAGACAGTGATATAGATACTATAGGAAAATTCATAGAGGAGACAATGAAATGAGAATAGAAATTTACGGAAAAGATCAATGTCCTTATTGTGATATGGCAAAAAGATTAGCAGGTAGAGTGTGCGAAGAATCAGAGCAACAATTACACACATATAATTACCTTAAGCTTGGTGAAGATTTTGATAGGGAAAAAATGATGGAGTTATTCCCAACAGCTAGAACATTTCCTCAAATAAAAATAGACGGTAAATCAATTGGTGGTTATACCGAGTTTGAGGAGTACATGCGTGATTAGCATACTACAATGTCCAGAGTGTTTTATTCATTGTGAGGTTATAACTGATAATGAGGATACCATGGAAGAGGCAAGATTTTGCCCGCATTGTGGATTTGAAATTAATGAAAAGGATGAAATAGATGAAGACGATATTGACGATTTTGATTATTAATACATTCTATTATGAAGTACCAACAACCTCACCGTATGTAAATACCTGTGATAGCCTTAAATATATACAAGGAACGGACTGTGTTTTGGTTGCATAAATATATGTATGGACTGGATATATCAAGGATTAAAATTTAACCCAGATGAACCTTTTACATATGAAAAATATGGAAAGGAATGGTATGGGTTTGTATACGTAATAACCAATCGTGCTTTAAATAAAAAGTACATAGGTAAAAAATTCTTCTGGAGTAAGAAAACATTACCACCACTCAAAGGAAAGAAAAGAAAACGCAGATCGATTATAGAATCGAATTGGCGTGATTATTATGGTTCGAGTGCTAACCTAATGGAAGATGTTGAAACACAAGGTAAAGATATGTTTCATAGAGAAATAGTTTATCTCGGTAAAGGTAAAGGTGACTTAGCTTATATGGAAGCTAAATTACAATTTGAGAACGAAGTACTACTAAGAGATGATTATTATAATGGTATAATCAATATTAGATTAGGTGGTAATTCAGTTAAAGCTTTAAAAAGTGAAAAATAGGGGGTTTACAAACCCCTAAAAGTATGGTATAATAGACCTTATGATATTATTAGATTATAGCCAAATTGCGTTAGCAAACATAATAGTACAAAAAATAGATGATGAAGAACTGATTCGTCATATGATTCTAAACTCTATTCGAATGTACAATAAAAAGTATCGTGATGAATATGGCCAAATGGTTATATGTTGCGATGGATTTAATACTTGGAGAAAAGAATACTTTCCTCAATATAAAGCAAGTAGAAAGAAAACAAGAGCAGCTTCAGATATGAATTGGGAAAATATATTCTTATATTTAAACCAGATCAGAGATGAGATAAAAGAAAACTTACCATATAAAGTTATTCATATGGAAGGTATGGAAGCAGATGATATTATAGGAACGCTCACCTATGAAACACAAGAGTTCGGACAACACGAACCAGTAATGATTATATCCTCAGATAAAGATTTTATACAATTACATAAATTTAAAAATGTAAAACAATATTCACCCGCCAGAAAGAAACTAATAGAAGAAAAGCATCCTCGAAAATACTTATTCGAACATGTATGTAGAGGAGATACAGGAGATGGTGTACCAAATGTCCTTTCACCTGATAATTGCTTTGTCGATGGTATTAAACAAACACCAATGAGAAAAACTGTTATAGATTTCTGGATGGAGAATGAGGATAATATGCCGCAGGAAGTACTAAGAAATTATCAAAGAAATTCAACACTAATTGATCTTTCTAAGATTCCTACGGATATATATAGTAATATAGTACAAGAATACAACTCGCAGAAACCTGCTATGAAGATGAAGGTATTAAATTATTTAATTAAAAAGAGATGTAAAAATTTGATTGAAGTCGTGGAGGAATTTTACAATGGCTGAAAAAATGATATCAGA